GTGCGGGGTGTACGGTTCGTGGGGATGTTCAGCTACACGGTGATCCCTATGTTAACCGGGTGTTGGATGTGAATATGTGGGAACGTGGAACCGCTTCTCAATCCGTGGGAAAGTCATGGGAGGATTCTAAGATCTCTACTACACTTGGAAACCGTTTTAGATTAATGGATACTTTTCCGGTTGAACCGGGAGGACTTATAACCTGTAATTCGGGGTATTGGGTAGAGTGCTATTTCTTCGATTCCAATGGTATATTCATAAGTTCTCCGGGATGGGGACGTACGTCAAACTACGCACCCGCAGGGGCCGCATATGCAGGAATCGTTATCAAGAAATCTGAATCGGCATCTTACGCAGGCGGTCTCATAACGGAGGGGGATATTCCACTAGCCAACGTTAAGTATCTCCGAGCGTTCAAGAAACGTAGATACATAGTTAACGAACTAGACCGTACTAGCCCGGAAGACATTCTGTTAAGCGTGGATTATTGGGAACAGGGAACAGCCGGAGGCGGACAAGCAGACGCAGGTAAAACCTACGAGGAACTTAAAGCAACATCCGGAACCACTATAAGACTTAAACGTCCTATAAATGTTTCCCCGACATCTAGTATATCATCGGCATCGGGATTTTCAAGGTATATTAGGGTGCTAGACGCAGTAACTAAATTCCATTTAGGAGAATCACTTGCCAGTGCTAAGATGGCTTTACTTGCTGCTATTATTCAGAAAGACCCATCGGGTGCGATAACTCCATCGGAGATAGCCAATTCTAGGCTAGTACTGGAATTCGTACCACAGCCGAGAATCATCGTTCCCTACGGATCGAGTACTCGGTTTATAAGTGGACCTAAAATCCGGATGTACGACAATGCGGTTCTGTCCCGAAATTTCAACCATGATGCTGATATCATCCTACAGGGTGATGCTGTGATGGGATACGATTTCTCTTCCGGAGACTGTCTGTGTTCTAACGGTCACGATGACGCAATAATCAAACTGCCATGATATTCAGCGATGTAGTAAACTTTATGAATGAGCAAGCCGAGATAATCGGCTTGCCTATCTACTTCGGTTCGGATGATAATCTGAACGAGCGGGTAAACGCCATTGACGGCATATTCCTCACGTTCGATGTGCCCGGTGGTGGGATGAACAAGCTGCCTCCGGCTGTCCGGAGATATGATGTGGTCCTGCAATGCCTTGACAAGTCACATTATATGACGGACAACTTGCAGGAGTTGCTAACATTGGAACGGACGGACTTGTATATTAACCGCCTAATGTCTACTTTTGTATGTCATTTCGAGGTCGAAGGTCTGAAATTCGTTAAGATTCAAGGACTGTACGATTCTCAGAAGTCCGGATGGAGAGTGACATTTTCGGTAACGAATGATCTATTAAACTATGGATAAGGAAATTGTAGCGGTAGTTGAGCAGTTGAAGAAGGAAATATTCGAAAACTACGTGTCCAAAGGCTTGGTAGCCTCCGGAGACTTCGGTAGGAATCTTATTTTACACGAGAACGGTGACTCCGTTAAACTGACAGCACCGAAGCATGTTATCCAAATGGAGAAAGGGAGGAAGGCTGGGAGTTTTCCTCCCGTTTCTGCTATTAAGCAGTGGATCAAGGACAAGAACCGGACAGCAGGAACGGACATCCCGGAAGAGGCGGCATACGCCATAGCCTACGTAATCAAACGGGATGGCATCAAAGTTCCCAACAAATACAATGGTGGAGGGGTAGTCTCCGACATCATAAATCCCGAAAGGGTGAAGCGGTTAACGCTGGATATAAATAAGATCATTAAAGCAAAAATTCTAACAATATTAACGCAATGAGAGTAGCAATTCCTAGACTAAATACGAGCGTAGGTCTCACAGACGGACAGGCCTACAACTATCCCGGATGTCTGTCCATTTGGGATAACATCCCGTTGAAGCTGGTCGTTACGGACTTGCCTACGGACATCATAGTATACTTCTTTATACAATGCCGATCCTCCCTAGACTCGTTCTACGTAGCTAATCTTGAACCTGTCAACGGAATCGAGATAGACTTGGCATCCCACTTCTATCCGCTCCTCCCGGCATACAATGACCGGATAGCCGGGTACACTGTGGAACTAGGGCTGACTCACAGAGCTAACCTAACTGCCAACGTGCAGACTCAGACGTTCCGGATGCCCATAATGAACCTAGCCAGCCGGAACAACATCAACCGGGTATCTAATGCCGACACGGACTTCCGGGACGAATTGGGACGCAGAGCACCGCTAGCGCATACGCTGGATGATGAGTTCTTCATCAACAGTCAATATCACGACCGCACCTATGACATGGAAGTAATCTATCAAGACGGGTCTACGGACATGCTGAATTACTCGCAGGGTGGCGGTCTTCCGGATGCCTGTCAGTTCAAGAAGGTCACGCTCAAGAATCCGGACGGATCTGTAGCAGCCGTGAAGTTCTATCCGGAGGAGATTTCCGCATGCGGAGCTATCACGCTGCGCTGGCTTAACTCTTACGGGTCATATGACGCTATCTCCTGCTACAATTGGAGCACGCAGCCTACGATCACACAGGGCTTGGACGGTGGTACGATAACTAAGCGAGAGTTGACTTGCGTATTCGAACTGACCGAGGCTAACAAGTTCGCTCTTGATGTCCTGTCAACGTCTCCGGACGTTACGGTGAAGGGCTTGGATGGCGTACCTAATGACACCAAGATGCGCTGCTCCTCGACTACGGGAGTCAAGTATACAGCATCCGGCTTGGCAAGAACAGCAACGTTAAAATTCCAATACTGATATGGATATAAGGATACAGATAAACGGCACATTCTTGGAGGGCTTGACTAAGACAGATGTCAAACTCTCCATCAATGCGTCCTCACCCTACTCGTTTGGCGAGTCTACCCGCACCTACTCGGCTAACATCAAAGCACCGAGAAACCGGGTAAACGATGGTATCTTCTATCAGATGCGAAACTTCGGTTACGTGATGCGTGATACGAAGTACGAGGCTAGGATTTACATAGGTGGCATCGCTATCAACAAGCGTTTCAAGGCTAAGGTGACCTGCGATGAGGAGAGCTACAGCGTTGCGCTGTCTCAGTCGGATCTCAAGATGTCGCAGTTGCCCAAAGAAGTCGTGGAGAATCCCCTATACGCTTCCGGTGTGGGGAATTCATTGTTCTACAAGGCTAGCGATTTGGTGCAGCGAGCGTTAGGGTCTCCTACTCCCGTGACGTTCCCGTCTATTGATTACGGAGGTTATGAACCGGGTATTCTCATAGAGAACATGGGACAGAAGCCTTTATCCAAAGTGCTGGTAGGGAAATCCGTGACCGTGTTTTGGAGGTATGCATCTGAGACGGACGAGGGTACTAAGTACTTTAAGGGGAACTTCCTCGACATTAAGGAATATGATACCCGGACAGCCATGAATGCTCCTCTAGGGTCCACAGCCAACACTACGGCTGTGATAACTATGGACAACAACGCTTACATCACACTAGACATGTCTAGGGTAGGAACGATGCTAAATTTCGTAGTACTAAAGGCTTCATATAATAATCAAACCGTGGCGATATTCCAAAAGGACGATAATCAAAATGACATAACACAGGTTCGTTACAAGTTCGTTTCCACAACCATGAATATACCGACATATCTGTTCACAGGCTTGTACATCAGCCGTGACATCAATGTTTACAACAGATTGGATGCCACCCCACCAGCCTTCATGTCTCCGGACGAAGCTGTGAACCTTTCCGGTAAGATAACCGAATTGCAGAATTCCGGAGGGGTGACACAGGTGTACGGGAATTGCGGAGTATCTGATGCTATAACGTTTCTCACGGACTTGTGTAAGATATTCCAATGGGGGTGGAAATTCACCACGAATGTGGATGCTAGCGGAAACACGAATGTCATAGTTAATGTGTACCGATTGCTTGCTGATGACGCCCGTGAAGTAGACCGGAATCATGGAGCGGTAACCTTCAACGAATTCCGACAAGATTGGTCAGACTTTTACCTGTCAACCGATAAGATCGAAGATTCCGAGGGATTCCCGAACATCGGGACATTCAAGATAGGGGACTTTACAAAAAGCATACAATTATCTAAGGCATCTTTTACCGCGAAAGGGGACGTAGTAGAATCCGGTGTACCAAATCCGCAGGATGGAACCTACCCACGTCTAATAATACGTAAGGTAGAAGGGAGTCAAGCCCGTCCGTGGGCTGAATACTTCAAGTCGATCGAGTACACGCAGTCACTACAGAAGTACTACGGGCTGTTTTCGGACGCATTGGACGTGACAATTAAGGCTAAAATACCTTATTATCACATCGAAAACAGCTATAAGGAGAACGGAATCGTGTGGTTCAAGCAGCTAAATGCATTCTTCTACGTCCGTTCGATCACGGATTACAACCTATCCACACAGGAATGTAAGGTAAAATTGACTAAAATTAATCTAGCAAGAACAAAATAATGGCAGATAATGTTACACTATTAGACCTATCGTTCAACACGGCTGAAGCCGTAGACGGTTTGGATGCGCTTATCAAGAAGTCGCTCGAACTGTCGGACGAAAAGAAGCAGCTAATCAAGCAGATCAATGCGGAAAAGATCGCCCTTGCAGGTATCCGTCAGAACTACAAGGACAACCTGCTGGATCAGACGGCCTTCGAGAAGCAGTCAGCGAAGTCGGAGGAAGCGATCATCGCTCTTACCAAGCAGCTAAACAACAACAAGGTCGCCACATCGGAGAACGCTGCGCAGATCAAGGCACACACCACCATCGTAAACTCAGAGGCTGAGAACGTGGAGACCCTGCGTGCCCAGCTAGCGTTGAATACGAAGGCGTTGAACAAGATGTCCATCGAACAGCGAACCAACACCGAATCGGGAAAGCAGATGGTCGCTCAGACTAAGGAGATCTCCGACAAACTGAAGGAACTGGAGAAAGGCGTAGGCGACACACGGAGAAACGTAGGTAACTACGCTGAGGACATCGAATCCGCCACCGCCAATCTTGGTGGCATGACAGGTGCGACCGGGCAGATGATCAAGGGCATGTCGGGAGGCATCGCTTCCATCAAGGCATTCAACGCTGCGCTCATGGCTAATCCGTTCGTAGCCATCGCATCGGCTATCCTTGCGGTGATCTCGGCTATCGGCAAACTGATGGATCGCAACAACGAGTTAGCGGTGTCTGTGAAGACCATCCTTGCTCCTATCGAACTGATCATCACGAAGGTGCTGGATGCTGTGGCTGCCTTGTTCGTTGAGATCGTAAAGGTTTTCGAATGGCTGGCAGAGGCTTACGTCAAGGTTTACAACTGGCTTGGTCTGATTTCCGATGAAACGGTGAAAGCTATCGAATCGGCTAGAGGAATGGCACAGGTGCAGCGTGATATCTACAATGCCGAGACCGACAATGTGTTGGTCCTCGCTCGTCAGCGCAGGGAGTTGGAGAAGATGAAGACCATTGTAGCCGAGCAGACTAAGAGCCTACAGGAGCGTACTGAGGCTGCGGACCGTGGTATCGAGATTCTTCGGCAGATGGAGCAGGCGGAGCTCAGTGTTTTGCGGGCTAAATACGAGCAGATCAAGGCACAGAATGCGCTTTCCTACACATCCGATGAGGATAGGCGTAAGGAAGTGGAGGCTTTAGCTGCGTTGGAGCAGAAACAGGCTGAATACGAGGCGCAGAGACGTGAGCTAATCGGTCAGCGTTCCGGTTTTGAAAACACCGAAAGGACTAATGCGGCTGCTGCCGACAAGAAGCGTGCCGAGGATTACGCCAAAGCACAGAAGGCGGCTGCTGAGAAAGCCAAGAAAGCGAAGGAAGATGCCGACAAAAAGGCGGCAGAGACCGCCAAGAAGGTGCAAGCCGAGGTCCTCAAGAGATATGAAGCCGGGATAACTGAGATACAGTTGAAGATCCGTGAGTCTAATATCGGTATCGTGGACAAAAAGAAAGCCCTTGAAGACCAAGATAGGCTGAACCAAGCCATATTGGAGAAGGAACGTTACCGTCTCAGTCAAGGATTGATCACGCAACAGGAATTTGACAACATCCGGTTGGAACAGCGTGTGGCATTCCAAGAGCAGGTATCTGAACTTGAGAAGGCTGAAGCTGACAAGAAGAAGGCAGCTGCCGCCATTGATCTAGAGAACAAGCGTGCCATCGAGGAAGCTAACATAACAAGCGACTTTGAACGTGAGACTCTTCGTCTTGAGCAGCAGCGCCAATTAGAAGTTGCCGCAGCCGAGAAGGTCGGTGCTGACGTGACTCTGATCGAAGCCAAGTACGCTCAGATTCGGGAGAAACGTGAGAAGGAACTAGTCAACGCCAAGTTGCAGATGACAGCCGACATTGCCGGACAGATATCCAACATCATGGGACAGGAATCGGCAGCAGGTAAGGTATTTGCGCTGGCACAGGCTACGATCAACACGTATCTCGGTGCTTCTAAGGCTATTGCGCAGGGTGGTATTTGGGGAGTTGCCCAAGCAGCCATCGTAATCGCAGCCGGACTGAAACAGGTCGCTTCCATCGCTAAGGTAAAAGAGGATGTGCCGAAGACCAACACCAACGTCCGCAAGTACGCTAAGGGCGGTCAGATATACGGTCCGTCCCATGCGCAGGGTGGCGTGACGTTCTCCGGTTCGAATGGTCAGCGTTTCGAGGCTGAGGGTGGCGAGAATGTTTACATCCTCAACCGCAGGGCATCCAATGCCATCAATGCACTGTCTGCTCTGAACATGGAATACGGTGGCAGATCCTTCGGCAACTCTAGCGTGTACAAGTACGCAGACGGTGGCGGATTCGATGTGCTCAGTTCGCAATCGCTTACCAATCTGAACAAGGCTGTCAAGAAGGACGTTGATCTGTCACCCAAGACAATCGCAGCTATCGCATTAGCCTTCGTTGACGGTGTACAGAATGCTCCGAATCCTATCGTCTCCGTACAGGATATTACCGATGTTCAGCAGGGACGCACGCTGGTGATAGATTCCGCAACAAATTGAAACGGGAGTTTTAGAATTTAATTAAGTAAATAGATACCTTTGCAACTAATTAGGAACAACTATGATTTTTAAGAAATTACGAATTATCGAAGCAGGTCCTACCGCTAACTCGTGGGGACAAGAAGTAAATGGGGAATGGAAGGAAGCCTTGATCGTCATCAAGCCGGAATCCATAGCATCTCTTGTTGCGTTAGGCAATGAAAGACCTATCCATGCTCGTAGATCGCATAACGGTGCGGACATGCTGGACCGATACATCGGGAGTTTTTCTAACTTTATAGAAGAGGATGGCGTGGCATACGCTGATCTTACCATCTCGGAGGCTGCCGAGAAAGCCTACCCCAACGAAATTACCTTTATAACAGGAATGATCGAAAACGAACCGGAGATGCTTGGCGTTTCCGTAATCGACCTAGACTTAAAGGTGTACAATGTGGACGAAGACATCTTCGAGGTGACTGAATTTTTGGAGCTATTCTCGTGCGACTTGGTTGGATTGCCAGCCGCTACGAGTTCTTTATTTAGTAATAACAATCAAAATCGTAAATCTATGGGATTTTTTACAAGTTTATTCTCCAAATTTGCTGAGGAAAAGGCAGGTGAAGAGAAGAAAGATGAAGAAACCAAGCTGGCTGACCAAGTAGTAAGCACAGTGAACGGTGAAAAGATCACCATCAAGGCAAGCGGAGAAGAAGCTGCGATTGGTGACGAAGTGGTAAAAGAGGACGGTTCACCTGTCGAAGATGGCGAAGTCATCGTTGATCTTGGTGAAGAAGGAAAGATCATCCTCGTGATCAAAGACGGAAAGATCGCTGAATTCAAAGAGTACACCGAAGAGGTGGAAGTCGAGGAAGCAGGATCAAAGACTCCGGATGAATTCTCGAAACGCTTGCAGGCTGTTGAAAAGTCGCTGGGTGAGATCAAGACAATGCTGTCACGTCAGACAAAAACTCCTGTCATGCAGGAACGCAATGACGCTAGCAAGTCAAAACAGTCTTCTCATGACAAAACTCAACTGTCGAAAGACGAGAGACGCAGACAAGCGTATGAAGCCATGCAGAAATATTGCGGCAAAAAGTAGTTAATAACCTATCAATCATAAGATTATGAAATTTACTGATCTGAATAAACTTAACATGGAAAGCCTGTCGGAGATCATCTCTCTGACTGTTGGCTTGGTTGGAGAAATGCAGAAGGGTGCGACCGTTCTCGCAGGTATCGACAACAAAACTCCTATCGTGACATTCACTGCTAAGGACAAAGCCCTTCGCAAATCTACCGGATGTGACGGTAAGTACGAATACACCGAGATGGCGGACAAAGTGAAGTACTACGACTTCCAGCCCGTTGAGTTGCCTATCGTAGTGTGTCTCCAAGACCTTTGGGGTAAAATGGTTGCTAAAGGCATCCACTTGTCAGATGACTTTAGCGAAACCGAATTGGCTGGCTTCATGGCATCAGAAGTTCTGAAGGTGCTGGAAGCTGACTTGCTCCGTTTGGCTTGGCTGGACGGTCAAAAAGACGCTGACGTAGCGTACAACATTTTCAAAAACGGTGGTTTCATCAAGCAGATGGAAGATAGCGGTGAAACTATTCTCACGCTGACGCTGGGTACCGACGACACCACAGGAGTTGTCCGCACGATGAAAAAACTGATCGACAGCCAACGTCCGGATCAACTGGAAAACTCTGAATTCTTTGTGACATCTAACGTGATGCGTATTTTCAAGGACTTCACACAACAGAAGGATAACCACATCGCTCAGATGATCATGATGGACGGCAAACCGGAGTATTACTTGGAAGGCTACAAGATTAACGAGTTGCCTCACGTATCAGCATCTATGACTGCTGACACAACCAAGAAGGAGGCGTTTATTGCGTTTACTCCGAAAACGAACATCCAAATCGTGCTGGAAGACAGCAACGTGAACATAAAACCGTTCCTGCAGGACGCTCAGACACGTAAGTACTACTCTACTACTGTCTTCGCTGCTGACGTAATGGTAGCTGTTCCGGAAATTTTGAAACTTGCGACTAAAGCGAGATAACTTTAAAACTGAAAACAATGGCATGTCTAACTAAACTCAATAAGGCTATCGTTTTCGGTTGTGCTGGAGGAGCTATCGGTCTGTCCGATCTCCTCCTAGTTAACAAAATTGACATACAATCTATCACCGTAGTGGATAACGAGGTAACAGCGATTACTTTAGTTTCCGGAGCAAAGGCTTACGCAGTCGACTGCTACAAGAACGGTGTTAAGATCGCAGAGGCTATCCGATCCTTAGATGCCGCCAATGGCGTGGAGCAGACAGTAACCGTTACTGTTTACGACAAGACCAAAGATGGCGCAAGAATCGTGGATTCTCTGCTAAATGGCAAATTTGTTGCTTTCGGCAAACTGAAAGACGGTGGTGTTATAAAGGTAGCCGGAGGGCTGGCTGGCTTGGAAGCCGCAAGCGCAGACTCCGACACATCCTCAGCAGGAGGATTTACTACTGTCACGTTGAAAACTCCGGACGGAGGAAGAGGCGACTCTGTGATGGTAGCAAGCACAACTGCTTGGACTTATCTTAATGCTAACAAAATAACCGGGTAACTATGGGATGTATAAGTAATATTACAGGTGCTATAACCTATGACTGCTTAGGCGGTGCTGTTGGGATTGCCGATCTGCTGCTGATCAACTACTCTGACGTTCAGTCTGTAGCCATCAATGCGGGAGAAGCGACCATCACGCTGGTAGGCAGCGCAAAACCTGTGAGAGTCGCATCCATCCGGAAGGGAGCTAATGCGACCGAAGCAGTAAGATCAAACGAAAATGCGCCAAATGCGCTGGAACAGACCGTTAACTTTACGGTGTATAAGAAAACGAAGGTAGAAGCCGATTTCGTGAACACAATCATCAACTCTCGACTAGTAGCAGTTGCCAAGATGGTGGAAAACGGAGTTTACCGGATATTCGGACCTAATTATGGCTTGGAAGTCTCTGCATTGGAAGAGTCAGCTAACGAAAACGGTGGATTCACCGCTATAACGCTGTCAACTCCGGAAAATGTGCTGGGAGAGCCGAGAGCAGTGATTACGGAAAGTACTTGGAACACATTAGTAGCTAAAGCAGGATAATATGGCATGTATCAAGAAAATAACAGATGATTTGGCTTTTGACTGTAACAATCCCGGTCTGATTGCTGGTATTGTGGGAGTCGAGGAAGCTATCATAATCAACTTCGAGGATGTGTCTAGCGTTTCTGCTACACCATCCACAGGCAGCGCATTGATCACGCTGAAAGCCGGGACAAAAGGCTACACTATCCAATGCGTCAAAAACTCAGTGCAGATCACCGAAGCCGCACGAGCAAACGATAACGCTCCTACTATGCTGGAGTTGACCGCAAACATCAAGTTGCTGTCTGCCCTTCCGGTAGTAACGTACATCAACGGATTGCTCTCCGGATCATTCCTGCTGGCTGTCAAGACGAAAACTAGTCAGTACTACCTTCTCGGAGCACATTCTCCGTTGGAAGTATCTGACATGGTTACGGACAGCGCAACCGATGGCGTGACAACTGCGACTCTTAAAACACCGGACGGTGCATGCGGTGACTACCGTTACAGCATCACAGCCGAATTGTACAACAAACTTAAAACGAAAGCATAATGGCTAAAAAGAAAGAAACTAAAGATATCCAGCCTGTCAGACAACTTGTCACTTTGACAGACGAAGTAGAAATGCTGATGCTATGTAAGAGTATCACGCATTTGAAACTTGACCCTACCTGCCACATGGATCGCAAGTATGCGAAAGATTGGTACGAGAAGCACTACATCACAGGCATCCATGCCCGTTACGTGATGAAGCCGGGTCTTACCATCAATCACGTAGGTGACGGAATCGTGTATCGTGCATTTAACTGTACCGATGCCATTGCGGTTCGCATCATGAAAGAAAACAAGGATTACGTAGACTACTTCGAGGATTTGGGTGAATTCGTCATGCCGGGTGCAGACATGCCTACAGTGATTCCGGAGACACCGCAGGACGATCCTGTAGTAGAGGAAGACCAGCCTACAGTGATTCCGGAAACTGAGGACGACAAACCGCAGGTTGAGGAAGCACCGAAGGAAGAAGCACCGAAGGAAGAGGAAGCACCTGCTGCTCCCGAAGACGATAAGGTGCTGGAAGACCTTGAGAAAGAACTGAACGAAGAAAAGTAATCAAACCATTTAGTGATGATAGCGCACAAGAAAGTAAATGTAGTAATAGACAGGGCTTTAAAGACGAGCGCACGCACGAATGAGAAAGTTGTGGGATATGGGGAAGGAAACCTGTATCCCCAAATTATATCAGAACTCATTTATGCGAGTAAGACAGCCGCTTTAAGCACCGAGAGATTGTCAGAAGCAATCGAATGCGAGGGATTCTTGCATGAGGAATTCGCTAACCTTGAGAATGCCTATGGGGACACGCTGAACGATGTGTTAAACTCCATAGCATACGACATCGCACGATTTCGGGGTGCTGCGCTTATCGTCCAATACGGAGGCGATTACCGTCCGAAGGCTGTCTACCATGTTCCGTTCGAATACGTTCGTGCCGGGCTGAACAAGGACTATCTGACGAATCCCGTTATCCACAAGTACGTGGTATTTAATAACTGGGAACGGCAGAACATCAAAAGCACGACTCTTGAGAAGACATCGGTGACCTACCCGGCATTTGATCCGGACAACTTCGCTGACGAATGCGAGTTTTACGGTGGCATCGAAAACCATCCCGGTCAGTTGCTCTACATGAATTTCTGTACCACCAAGCCCTATCCTCTTTCACCGTTCCACGCAGTGCAATCCGAGATGCAAGCCGAAGCGATGAATTCCACCTACGTGGAACGCACGCTGACACGAGGCTTCCACATGTGCAAGATTGTCTCCCACGGTGATTTCGCTGATGAGAGCGAGCAGGACGACTTCGTGAAGGGGATGCGTGACATCATGGGTGCTGAGGGTGCTGGTGCGGTAGTGATGGTCCGTGATGACACCACGATAGTCCCACAGTCCCGTCCATTTATTAAGGTGGATGACTTGGGTACACCGATCGACTCTAACTTGTACAAAGCCTACTGCGAACCGCTCAAGAAGGACATCGCTTCACAGGCTTACAACATACCGATCCCGCTTGTCGACTCTTCGCTCATCTCGTTCTCCAACGCTTCCGGAGAAGTCGTGAGGGAGATGCAGAAGGTCTACCGAAGATCAACCGTTAAATTACGTAACAAAATCAGCCGTGAACTGGCTAGAGTTTTCGATGTTCCCAAAGAATTTTGCGAAATCCGAAACGAACTTGAGGAAACCGAAACGGCTACAATACTTAAATCTTAAACGATATGGCTAACTTTGCAAATGTGATCAAGAAATTCCGGGATATCTTTAATATCGCTGCAGATGTTAAAGATGCCGAGATCAACAAGGTCATCCAAGAAGCCGATAAACTCGACATAAAACAGGGACTGTGCGGTGATACATTCGTCAAAGTTCCTGCCTTTTTTGGTGGAGGCTTGGATGGCGGAGACATCCCGGATTCGTCTACTTCGGACGATGCCTATTCGCTCACCGTTGACGTGGGTGATGAGTCTTACGAAATCGTCCCACTGTCCACAATCCTGTGCTATTATGCCTTTGCACGATACGTCAAGGACGCTGATCAGAAAAGCACATCCACAGGATTCAAGATTCCCGGCTATTCGGCATCGGTGATCGTTCCGGACAACTCTAAAAGTAGACGCTACGAAGCAGAAAAGGGAAAAGCGGATTCATTTTTAGAGGACTTCCACACCGTTTACGAAAAGTACAAAGAAACTATTAAACCACAGGGAAACGAGTGCTGCAAGCCTCAGAAATACCGCATATGTTTTATTAACTAACACATAT